TAGCAGACACACACAAAATAGATATACTAGGTGCTGAAGCTGAGTTAGCTTTTGCAAAGTTATGTAATCTATACCCTGAAGACTTTTTAATTTTAAATCCAAAGTCAAAAGCTAAAGGAACAGATGCCGGTGATCTAACTGTAGATGGTATTTGTATTGATGTTAAAACAACTAAGCATGACAGTGGAATGTTGTTATCTAATTCAAGACATACCTCTGGCATAGACTTATTTTGTTTAATGGTAAAGAAAGGAGAAGATACATTCCAACTAAAGGGTTTTATGTTGTCTGCTGAACTTATAGTTAAAGATAGATTTGGTAGAGCAAACGGAAAACTTAGAAGACCAGCATATACAGCTACCCAAGATGAGTTGTACGATTATAAAAATGCTGTTAGTAAATTAAAAAAACATCTTGACACTAAATAAATGTTCGATTAAGTTATACGTTCAACTATCAAGCTAAGTAATCAGGCTTAGTAAATTATAAAGGAGAATACATTATGGATACTCATATTATTTCTGGTAAAGCATATTGGGCAAGTGTTACTCAACCTAATACAACTTACGAACCTGTGTGGTGCGTAGATGTTTGTCTTGATGAAGACAATAAAAGTCTTGTAGAAAGTCTAGGTCTTACTGTTAAAAACAACGGTGATGAGAAGGGTGACTTTATTAAGATTAAACGTAAGGTAAATAAGCGTGACGGTTCGCAGCGGAATGCTCCTGTTGTTAAGGATGCAGAAAATAATAGCTGGGATGACAGGTTAATCGGAAACGGTAGTCAGGTTAATGTTAAATTCTCTACTTATGATTGGGAATACAATAAGAAAAAAGGTACAGCCACTGATCTTATTGCTGTTCAGGTAGTTGATTTAGTTCCTTACGGTGGAAGTGGTTCAGAGTTTGAACCTGTTAAAGGTGGCTTCGTAGTTGGTGGTAGTGAGTCTGCTGAGAATGCTCCTTTCTAAGTAGACCACAAATAGGGGTTGTCGCTCTGGGTGGACTGAGGCAACTAAGTTAGTAGTGCGGGTGGGAGACTAACATCTTTAAGGAAAATATAAATTATGAAGTATGCTTTTATTACAGGTATCACCGGCCAGGATGGTTCATACCTAGCTGAATTACTTTTGTCCAAAGACTATTATGTACATGGTTTAATTAGGCGTAGTTCTACACCCAATACAAAAAATATAGATCATATAATTAATAACCCTAAAGTTTTTTTACACTTAGGGGATATGACGGACAGTGCTAATTTAAGTAAGTTAATTAACGATATTAAACCTGACGAGGTTTATAATCTAGCTGCACAAAGTCATGTTAAAGTATCTTTTGATACACCTGTATGCACAGGAGATATAAACGGTCTTGGCTCAATGCGATTGCTTGAAGCATGTCGCAATATTAAAGACAGTAGAGTACCAAAGTTTTATCAAGCATCTTCTAGTGAATTGTTTGGTAAGATACAGGAACCAATTCAAAATGAAACAACTCCGATGTATCCTCGTTCACCGTATGGCGTAGCAAAACACTATGCTTACTGGGCAGTAAAAAATTATCGAGAAGCCTATAACATGTTTGCTTGTAATGGCATCTTGTTCAACCATGAAAGTCCTAGAAGAGGAGAAGAGTTTGTTACCAGAAAGGTAACTAAGTATGTAGCTAACTGGCATACAAATTCTGAACCGCTTGAGTTAGGAAATCTTTCTAGCCTCAGAGATTGGGGACATGCTAAAGATTATGTTAACGGTATGTGGCTTATGCTGCAAGCATCCAAACCAGATGACTATGTTCTTTCAACAGGAGAGAAACATAGCGTTAAAGAATTGGTAGAACTTTGTTTTAAAATTAAACACAACAAAAATATACTATGGGAGGGTGAGGGTATAGGTCAGAAAGGATATATTAATTATTTTACAACTAACGCTAATGAAAAAATGCAAAGGAAACTAGTTGTTGTAGTTAATCCTAACTTCTATAGACCTTCTGAAGTAGATGTTCTGTGTGGCGACTCTACTAAAGCTGAGACAGAATTAAATTGGAAACGTAAATATACGTTTGACAGGTTGATAAAAGAAATGTTATTGTCAGATCAACCAGAAAAATTTTGGTATAAAAACGGAGGTGAATTACCTAATGGTTACTACACAGTCTCATAAAATTAACTGGCCTTTAGCCCATGATACTTGGGACAATAAAGAGCGAGATGCAATGCATGAAGTTATTGCTTCTGGTAAATTTACCTTTGGAGAAAAAGTAAAAAAGTTTGAAGATGATTTTTGTAACTACTTTGATTTTCCCTATGCTGTACAAGTTAACAGTGGCGGCAGCGCAAACCTTTTGATGGTAGCTGTTGCAGTTGAAAAGGGTTTAATAAAAAAAGGTGACAAAGTTATTGTCCCTGCTATCGGTTGGAGTACTTCATACTTCCCATTCTTACAGTATGGTATAGACTTAATATTTGTAGACGTAGACAGAGATACTTGGAATATTAGAGTAGATCAGATTGAAGATAATATAGCTGATGATGTTAAAGGTATTCTAGCTATTAATATTTTAGGTAATCCTTGCAATTACGAAATAATTAATTCTATCTGTAATAATTACAATTTGCTACTGTTTGAAGATAACTGTGAGTCTATGGGAGCAAAGCAGGGTGATAAATACTGTGGTGGCTTTGGTGACATAGGTACATTTAGTACATTTTTTAGCCATCATATACAAACAATGGAGGGCGGTGTTGTTGTTTGTGATGACTACGACACATATCAACTTCTTCTTAGTTTAAGATCACATGGGTGGACAAGAGGTACAAAATACTTTAAGGATAATCCTTTTGAGTTTGTAACTCTAGGCTACAATGTAAGACCTGGAGAGTTAAACGGTACACTTGGTTCTGTTCAGCTAAATAAATTAGATGATATGAACAACCAAAGAATTAAAAATGCAGAAACATTTATAAAGTATTTTGGTAATAAAGATTATTGTAGGATACAAAAGGTAGAAGAAAATAGTCTTTCATCTTGGTTTGGTTTTGGAATTGTCTTTGAACAAAACTCATTCAGAGAGAGGACAAAAAAAATTCTCGCAGATTATTCTGTTGACTGCAGACCTATATGCACTGGTAACTTTTACAATCAACCTGTATGTGATAAATACTCTAGCAACATACAGAAAGGTGCATCATTAGCATCAGCAAATAATATTGAGGATAATGGTCTGTTCTTAGGAAACAATCCTATGGATTTAGAACCAGCTATTAAAAGTCTTAGCGAAGTTTTAGACCATGAATTTAGTGAGCAGAATATTATTAATTCTGGTTTACTGTAGATTATTTTAAAGATGGTAAAAGAAAAAACTATTGATACTCTTGTTGAAGATATATATAATATCTTTGAATGTGAAGAAGAGGTTAAGATAAAAGAAGAAGACTTAGAGAGGCTTGTTAAAGATGTAGTTGAGTCTGTAACTACTTCTGTTAAAGAGAGAGAAAGATCAAGAGGAAATCTAAGGTTATCTCTTATCGGTCATCCTGATAGAAAAGTTTGGTACACTGTCAGGGAAGGTGATAAAGTTGGAAAAGAAAAGTTAGCTGGTAAAGATAAAATAAAATTTTTATATGGGCATATATTAGAGTCTCTTCTTGTCTTTCTTTCTCGAACTGCTGGACACACAGTAACTGATGAACAAAAGACAGTTAAGGTAGGCGGTGTTGTAGGTCATCAAGATGCCAAAGTTGATGGTGTTCTTGTTGATTTTAAAAGCGCATCAAGCTATGGTTTTAAAAAGTTTAAGGATAAGACAATACATTCTGATGATCCTTTCGGATACATTGCTCAACTGTCTGCTTATGCAAAGGCAAACAACTCAGATGAGGCTGGCTTTGTAGCTATAGATAAATCAACAGGTGAAATTTGTTATTGTCCTGTACACTCTATGGAGATGATAAATGCAGAAGAAAGGATTGAGTATCTTAAACAGACTGTTAAATCTGATGTGCCTCCCCCTCGCTGTTATAGTGATATTCCTGATGGTAAGTCTGGCAACTATAAGCTTCATATTGGCTGTGTGTATTGTTCTTATAAGCGCGATTGTTGGTCTGATTCTAACGGCGGTCAAGGACTTAAAAAATTTAATTACTCTACTGGTCCGAGGTACTTAACCAGGATAGGGCGTATGCCTGATGTAGAGGAAATATATGACTAAGTTTAGATCCAAATCAGAAGAAATAACAAGCGGTCTTTTAAAAGATAAGAAGGTTTTATTTAAATTTGAACCATACTTTATTAAGTATATATGGATTGAAAATAAAAAGTACTTGCCAGACTTCGTTCTTGATAATGGTATTGTTCTTGAAGTTAAAGGTAGGTTTACTTTAGATGACAGAAAAAAACATCTATTTCTTAGAAAGAGTAATCCAGATTTGGATGTTAGATTTATATTCAATAACCCTAATTCTAAACTTTACAAAGGTGCTAAATCAACCTATGCTAACTGGTGTGACAAGCATAGTTTTTTATATTGTAAATTGTCTGATGGTATTCCTGAAGGATGGATAAGTGAAAGAAAAAGAAACAAAGATTCTTCTGTCTCTAGAAGATATAATAAAAAAAAGAAAAGCTGATCCAGAACAGATACTATTCCTAAGTGTTATACTACAGGCTATGCTTGATGCTACTAAACCAAAAACACCTAGAGAGTCAACTGAAGCAATCATAGCTAGGGAAACAGCAATGTCTTGGTTCTTCTGTTCTGTTGGCGTAACTGCCGATGACTTTATGACTGTATGTGATATAGCAGATGTTGACCCTGATTATGTAAGATCATTTGCATACAAAGTCTTACAGTCAAAAGAGATTAATTTTGTTCGTAAAAGAATAAATACTGTGCTAACTTTTAATTAGGATAATTTTAATGTACAGATTTTGTGAAGACCACTATGTCGAAGAGATACAAAAGTATATTGATACAACTTACGAACAACATTATGCTCAAGACAAATATCAGGCTACGGATGTAATTCTTGATGCTGGTTATGGTGAAGGTTTTTGTATTGGTAACATCTTGAAATATTGTAAAAGATATGGAAAGAAAGAAGGTCGTAACAGAAAAGATTTGTTAAAGGTAATTCACTATGCAATAATTATGCTTCACATTCACGACGAACAAGAAGAAGGAAACTAATTTATGCCCCAGTTTCGATCAAACGAAAACCCTATGTTCAGATCTAAATTTAGCGAAGATATATTCAAACACAAGTATGCACATACAGGTTGCGAAACTTGGTCTAGTTTAGCTACAGTTCTTGTCGAAGATGTTTGTCAAGATAAGATGAGCAAAGAAGAAAAAGATGATCTTGTCAATTACATTACAGATTTAAAATTTATCCCAGGTGGCCGGTACTTATACTATGCTGGACGAACCAATAAGTTTTTTAACAACTGTTATTTGTTGAAGGCAGAAGAAGATACAAGAGAAGATTGGGCAAATATTTCTTGGAAGTCAGAATCATGTTTAATGACAGGCGGTGGTATAGGAATAGACTACTCTGTATATAGAGAAGAGGGACGCATCCTAGCTGGTACTGGTGGCCTTGCATCTGGACCTATACCAAAGATGATGATGGTTAATGAGATTGGTAGGCGTGTTATGCAGGGTGGTAGTAGGCGGTCTGCTATATATGCCAGCCTAAATTGGCAGCATCCTGATGTAAATAAGTTTCTTGAATGTAAGAACTGGTATGATATGCCAGTAGGTAGTACAGGATTTACGGTTGGTCAGATTAAAGAACAGGATTTTAACTTTAATGCACCTTTAGATATGACCAACATTAGTGTTAATTATGATACTGAATGGCTGCTAAAGTATTTACGGACAGGTGATGCAGGAGAAGTCTTTGAAAAGAATGTAAAGCAAGCTTTGAGTACAGCAGAACCTGGGTTTAGTTTTAACTTCTTTGATAAAGAAAACGAAACACTTCGTAACGCTTGCACAGAAGTTTGTTCGGACACAGACTCGGACGTTTGTAACTTAGGATCTTTAAACCTTGGACGTATTGAAAGTGTTAAAGAACTTAGTAACATAGTAGAACTAGCTACAAAGTTTCTTTTGTGTGGTACTCTACGAGCAAAGCTACCTTATGAAAAAGTTTATGCAGTAAGAGAGAAAAATCGTAGGCTTGGCCTTGGCCTGATGGGCATACATGAATGGTTAATTAAACGTAATTTTAAGTATGAAGTTACTGATGAACTACATCAGTGGTTGGCTGTATATAAAGGTGTTAGTGATTCAACATCTCAGAAGTTTTCAGATGAACTTAGTATTAGCCGCCCTGTTGCTAATCGTGCTATTGCACCAACAGGATCAATAGGTATTCTTGCTGGTACAAGCACAGGTGTAGAACCAATATTTGCTGTAGCTTACAAGCGTAGGTATTTAAAGGGTGGAACTAGATGGCATTATCAGTATGTAGTTGACAGTGCAGCGCAAGAACTTATCAATATTTATGGAACTAAGCCAGAAAAAATTGAGTCTGCTCTTGATCTTGCTGATGATTACAAACGTAGAATAAAGTTTCAGGCTGACGTACAAGACTATGTGGACATGTCTATCTCATCCACAATTAATTTACCTTCATGGGGTAGCAAGCTTAACAACGAAGACACAGTAAAAGACTTTGCTAAAACTCTTGCTTCATATGCTAGAAGACTAAGAGGATTTACTGTATATCCTGACTCATGTCGTGGAGGACAACCTCTGACAAATGTACCTTACTCTGAAGCTGTAGATAAACTAGGTGAAGAGTTTGAAGAGGGCGTAGAAACTCACGATATCTGTGACATTACAGGTCATGGTGGTAGTTGTGGGGTATAGATGTTAACGTATCACTGTTTTAAAGAAGTGTTACCAAAAGAATTTTGTGATGGTATAGTAAATGTAGCAAGGGAATTAGACTCAAAAGAAGCTGAAGTTTCTAAAGATGGTGATGATGTAATATTATCTGAGATAAGGAATAACAGGGTTGCTTGGTTAGCTAATTCAGAGTTATCAGAAATATTAGAACTATATGTAGATATAGCTAATGAAAAGGCTGGCTGGGATTTTAACTTAACTTCTTTTGAAGTACCTCAAATATCTTTCTATGGTAAGAATCAATTCTATGATTGGCACGTTGATACAGGCGTAGAAAAACAAAGCGATCCTTACTTTAGAAAATTAGCTGTATCAATCACACTGAATGACGAGTTTAAAGGGGGCGACTTTCAGGTACAAAACTTCGTTCATCCCCAAGCATCTAATAGATTTAAGACAGTAAAAGAGATGAGAAGAAAAGGTAGTATTATTGTCTTCCCATCTTTTATTTTTCACAGAGTAACTAAAGTAAAGGTCGGTGAAAGATGTGCTATGACTTGTTGGTTTAGAGGTAAAAAATTCTCTTGACTACGATTAGTTTATATAGTAGTATTTCTACAGCATGACATAATGTGTGCTATATAATCTCGCTTAATAGGAGAATAAAATGAATATAGAATTACTACAAACTCATAATAAAAATGCACTACACTCTATAAACGATAACGTAAAAGATTTACTAAGAAACTTTAGTGTTGGTTTTGAAGATTATCTTTCTTCACCAATGTTGTCTTTCCATAAAGATAATGCAACCACATTCCCATTCCATGATATCTCTAAAGATGGAGATGACGGATACATTTTAGAGATTGCTTTAGCAGGATATTCTAAAGAAGATATAACAGTAGAAGAAAGAGATGGTTTTCTAACTGTTTCTTCTAGTGATTTCTATAATAAAAAAGAATTAGCAGAAGAAGTTGTTGATGCTATTGTGGTAAAAAATATTTCAAAGAGAAAATTTAAAAGAACCTTCTCTTTAAATCCTAACTATGTTGTAGCTGCTGCAGAAATGGTAGACGGTCTGCTAAAAGTAAAATTAAAAATGAAGGCTGACGATCAACATAAAAAAGTAATTCCAATAGAATAGGTAGTATATGGGGTGGGGTATTTTCCTCACCCCTTATCATAAAAATAATGTTAGATAAACCATACAAAATATATGTAGGGTATGACGATAAAGAAAAAACTTATTTCGATGTTCTATCCTACAGCATAAGAAAAAATACAAATCATCCTGTAGATATTATCCCACTAAAACAAAACAATCTTCGTAGAGCAGGACTTTATTTTAGGTCTAAAGATATTAATGAAGACAATCAATTTGTAGATTGTTTTGATGGTAAACCCTTCTCAACTGAATTTAGTTTTACACGCTTTCTTGTTCCTTTCTTAAATCAGTTTGAAGGGTACGCTTTATTTATGGACTGTGACATGTTTGTCAGGTCAGACATATCTGAATTGTTTGAGAAGTATTG